GGCTGTTGCCGCGTTCGATGCGGTTACCGGCGGCGTCCGCGTGGCGGCGCGCTTCGTCGCGGCTCTCGCCGCTGCTGGTCAGGTTGTCGACCATGCGATCCCAGGCACCAGACCGCGGGTCGCGCGGCGTGGCCGCCACGTCCCGGGGGTCGTCGGGGAGCTTGACGAACCGCGACCAGTCGAGAGCCATCAGCGCCTCCGCTTCGGCGGCGACGCCTCGGCGATCGCGCGCTCGGCGTCGGTGAGCTCGGCGTCCATCGCCAGCGCCTCGGCCGGCTCGATCGGGTCGACCTCGGCACCGAGGCCCCCGTCGCGCTGCCGGGCGAGCTCGCGCTCCCAGGCGGCGTCCCAGGCGGCAAGGACGCGGTCGGCCCGCTCGAGCGCCGACGGCTTGCCCGCCTCGCGGAGCCGCTCGACTTCGGTCAGCCGGCGGTGCCGGATGTCGGCGTAGGCTTGCGGGCTCATCGGCTCGACGGCGTGGTCGCGGAGGTGGCGCTGAAACGCGCGGGCGTCGGCCGGGTCGCGCTGCTCGAAGCGGATCGCGCCGCTGGGCAGGCGGGTTGCGCGCTCGAAGGGCTCGGCGAAGTGCAGCCCGCCGCGCATGTCCTTGTAGGGGATCTGGTACTTTGACCACTTGCCGAGGCGGCGGTCGCCGGGCAGGAACACCGTCCCACCCTTGTCGACAGCGCGGCGGACGGCGGCCTGCACGTCGCGGTCGGTTGCGGCGCCGCCGGAGCCCTTGAGGATCGTCATCTTCGTGACGGCCGGCAGCCACTCGCCGGTGCCCTTGCCAAGCCCGTGGAACTCGCCGTCGACGGGCACGCCCGCGTCGGTCGTCTCGCAGTAATGCCAGTTTTGCCAGAAGTGCGCCCACACGAAGAGGGGCCGCGACTCGATGTGACCGGTGAGCCGGTCCGACATGTCGATGGATTCCGACTCGTAGGGCGTTGGGTCTGGTAGCGGCTGCGGAATCGGCATGTGAGGTGGCTCCGGTGTGGGGATCGTGGCGGTCGTGGCGGTCGCGGACACCGGAGCGGAGCCGGCACACCGCGACCGCCACGATCAGGTGGTCACGCGTCGGTAACGATGGAGACGCCGCCGGCGTCTTGCACTTCGACGACGCCGGGGAAGTAGCGCACCGAGATGAAGCTCTGCGGGTCGGCCGTGGTCGACCGGCGACGCTCGATCACCATCTCCTCGGTGATGGCGATCACGTCGTCCGGGGCGATGTGCATCGGCACGAGCGGGCGGACGTCGCCGAGGGTGTAGGCGAACGTCCCATAGCCGAACATGGCGCCGACGCGGTCGGCGGTGGCGTTGGCGGTCGGGCAGGAGTCCGACGTCCAGACCGCAATGTTCTTCCAGATCCCCTTGAAGCCTGGCCCGCTGAACCGCAGCGCGGCGGCGGTGTCGGCCTGGAGGCTGTCCGACCCGGTCTCGCCGCGGAGCGAGGACATGAAGTCGGTGAACTGCTGCGGGTGGAGCACGAGGAACGCGGGCTGCGACGGGCCGATCGGCACGTTCGCGAGCATCAGCGTGTACATCGCGCTGTAGAGGTCGGAGGTCGAGAGGTTGACCGTGGTCGTGCCGACCGGGGTACCGCCGTTCAGGCTGGCGAACAGCGCGGTCACGAGGTCGGTCATGGTCAGCCCGAGCGAGCGCGACAGCTTCGCGGCGATCGTGCGGGCGTCGACGGTGGCGCCGGCACCGGCGGTGACGCCGAACAGGTCGGAGATCGCGTGAAGGCGGCTGTAGCCGGCGATCGTCAGCGACTTTCCCGCGGTGGTGTAGGCCGAGTTGGACGGGCCCGCGATTTCCGAGCCGTCGGCAGCACCGGCACCCGGCGCGGCGTCGACGAGGACTTCGAGGGTCGCCGAGCCGGCGGCGGCCCAGGGCACCCGCACCATCGCGGCGCGGAGGTCGGTGGGGTCGTGCAGCGCCTCGGCGATGACGCCCGCAAGCACTTCGGCGGTACGGCCGCCGTTGGTGACGAAACCACTATTCAGTACTTCGTTGGCCATCTTCGCGTCTCCGCTGCGCGTCGATGGACGCGCGACAGGGTAGGGCTGTGCCTACACGGGCGCTTACACGGCCCGGACGCGATGGCTTTTCGAGAGGCTACCCCGGCCGGGTCAGCGGCGCAAGAGGTCGCCGGGGTTGATCAGCGTCCCCATGCTCGCCTGCATCGCCGACGGGATCCGGCCCCCGTTCGCGGCGCGCAGCCGCGCGACGTCCTCGGCGGTGGTCGCCTGCGTCGCGGTCGGCGTCGGGGTCGGGCTGGGCAGGACGGGCGCCTTCGCGGCGGCCGGCGGGGCGGCCGGAGCCGGCGGCGCGGCGGCCTGGCCGAGCAGGCGGCCCATAATCGGATCCTCCTTCGCCGGGCCCGCGAGCCACTGGTCAAGCGGCAGCGCGTCCTTGCCCGCGGCGGCGGCGTAGCGGGTGTGCCGCGTCTCGGCCACGTCGGCGATGTCGTCGTCGAGCACCCCGGCGCGCGCCATGCCCAGGCGGGTGGACGTGCGCGCGAGCTGCGCCTCGAGCTCCGACACCCGGCCGGCGGCCGTCGACAGCTCGGCCACCTTCGCCTCGGCGGCTGCCAGGCGCTCCGACGCGGCGCGGGCCTCAGCGCGGGCGGTGCGGGCGGCGCCGCGGTGGCGGGTCACCTCGGCCCAGGAGCGGTCGGGGGTGATGGTCTGCCAGTCGGCGGGTGGGCTGCCGATCGGGGCGTCGTCGTCGTCGGGGGTGCTCATGTGGTTGCTCCGGTGTCGGTGGGATCTTCGGCGTCGTCCGCGGCAGGCGTCGGGGGCTCGACCTCGGCCGGCTCCTCCGGCTCGAGCTCGGCGGCAAGCGTGGCGGCCTCGACGGCGGACATCTGCGGGTAGACCTCGCGAAGCGCCATCGCCCTGGTCATCAGGCCCGCGTCGAGGAGGCGCGTCACGCGGTCCACCGTTGACTGCACCTCCGCGGTGCTGAGCGGGATCCCGTGGTAGCTCAGCGCGTAGGCGGTCGGGTCCTCGGGGAGCGCGGTGCCGAGGTAGCGGTTCGCAAGCCGGGCGCCCATCGCCAGCATGCGCTGGTCGCCGAGGCGGGCCGCGGGGATCTGCTGCTTCTGGCTCCGGCGCAGCGCCTCGCGGCTGATGTGGATCGCGTGGCCCGAGACGCCCTTTGCCGGTGCCTCGTCGGCCGGCCCGAGGCCGGCGTCGAGGAGGGCTTGCTCGACGTAAGACGCCGCGGCAAGGCTCGTCTCCTGCACGTTCATCGTCGCCTGTAGCGTGGTCACGCTGCCCGACCCGCCCGGCGCTGTCGGCGCGGTCCTCATGCGGAGGATCGTCGACGGCTCGAGCAGCACGTAGGCCGCGCCACCCGACGAGCCCGCCGCGCTGCCTTCGGGGACCACGGTCCCGGACGGCATGTCGAGGTCGATGGTGAGGCGCGTCGGGTAGGCGTTGTCGCGGATCCCGGCGAGGAGCCAGGTCTGGAGACAGCCGGCGTGGAGCTGCGCCGCGACGAGCTCCGCCCAGCCGTGCCACGCCCAGGTGTGCGAGCCGAGCCGGAGATGGTGCAGGCTGTACGGGATGATCTGCGCCCCCGACGTGTCGCGGTACGGCACCCCCGCGTCGAGGTCGCGCGTCTGCTCGGCGGTGACGTCGTGCCAGCCGGTGACGTCGTCCCACTTGTCGACGCGGTAGGGCACGCGACCGGGGCGGGCGTCGTGCGTCTCGCGCAGGATGTAGCAGCCGCCGTCGTCGGCCGGCACTTCGTAGACCTCGGTGAGCGCGAGGATCGTGTGTTGGTCGCGCGGGTCGGTCACGACGGTGCAGCACGTCGGCAGGACGACGCGGTGGGTCATGCGGGCGGGCGTGCCGACGACGTCCCAGCGGATCAGGCACTCGCCGAGGCCGATCGTCACGCGATGCGCCTCGTGCCGGAGCGCCCACAGCGTGTCGCCCGCCAACGGCGCAAGGTCGGCGTCGCCTGCGCTGACGGTGGGCTGGTCGAGGTACAAGCTGTTGAGCTGGTCCACCGCGTGCTTGAACGGGGCGCGGCTGATGTCCGCCGCCGAGCCGATCCGGTCGCGCACCTGCGGCGCGAAGAACTCGCCGAGGGCGCGGCGCAGCGCCGGCAGCCACTCGCCCTCGAGCATCGACAGGCGGCGCACGCCCTCCTCCCAACGATCGCGGTCGGAGTCAGGCACCGGGATCACAGGCATGGGCGGCCCCCGGGGGTAGCGTACCCGACGAGGTGACGCGGTGCAAACCGGCTCACCGGCGGAACTCGACAACGGCGGGCTGCGGCGTCGTCGCGCGGACCCACTGTTCGAGCACGTAGTTAAGCGCGTCGAGCGGGTCCTTCATCTTCCGGTGATCGTGCGCCTTCGGCGAATATGCGCGCATCGAGGATATCAGCCGGTTGCACGACTCGTCTACGTGCAAATGCCGGTTCGCAAGCATCCCGTTAAGCATTCGCATCCGATATTCGACGCTGCCTTTCCGCTTATTCGCCCCGACGAACCGCCACCCCGAAGGCAACGCCGGGTCACGCTCCCGAGCAGCGACCTTGTGGATCTCCTGCGAGATCGCCTCGTTCATCGAGCCCACGAACCCGTGACCGCCGGCCGAGTTGATGTCGCCGATCAGGTGCCGGATGTCGCGGAGGTGCAGGCCCTGCCGGCGCACCATCGCGCGCACCGCGACCGCTTGCTCGTGCAGCGGCGTGCGACCGTCGCCGCACCACTCGCCGAGGACGTAGGCGCCAGCCTCCGGCGACCACGCCACGAGCATCGCGACCGAGCGGTCAGACGCCTCGCCGTAGTCCATCCCGATCCCGTACTCGCTAAAG